CGCATCAGAAGGCCACTTTGATCCACATTTTGGGTTGAATCACACTCGTAATCGATCAAGGGATCCTGAGATAAATACTAGACCTGATCATCCTATAAATTTCATAGAAGATCCTAGTTACATTATTAATCACGGTGTCATTGGGGATACTCATAAATATCGGACTAAAGTAGTTAAGCGCAAGTATGCGGATGAACTTTTTGACGCTTTAGGTACACAAATTATTCATGGGCCTCCTAATATGAATACCCCTCCAAAATGGTACCATTTTTCAAAGAATCTGGCTAAATTTGCTCAACCTGGTATTGGTCCCTCTTCGGACATTTTACAGCTAGCTATTAATGATTATTATTTGCCAATATCTAAAGAATTAAAGAAATTTTACAAATCAGGTAAATTGTTTTGCAGACCTTTAAACAAGGTGGAAACTATAAATGGCGTAAATGGTTTAAGATATGTGGATGGGTTAAAAATGAATTCCTCTATCGGTTTTCCTTTGTCTGGCAAAATGTCGGATTTCGTACAGGGTCCTGATAGTCAAAAGGAATTTGATTTAGATTCGTCTTTTTTCTGGGATCGGGTTGAAAAAATGGAAAATTTGTATTTGAATGGCGAACGTGCTTATCCTGTTTTCACAGCTCATCTTAAGGATGAACCTAAAAAAATAGGTAGTGATAAAGTGCGAGTTTTCTTTGGTGCTTCCACAGACTTGAAATTAATACTACGGAAGTATTTTTTGCCAATTGTTAGATTATTATCTGAAATACCTCTGTTATCAGAGTGTGCGGTAGGTATAGATAGTCATTCACCCAATTGGCATGTCTTAATGGATCATATTTCAATTCATGGTGAAAATCGAATAGTGGCAGGAGATTATTCCGGTTATGACCAACAGCTACCGCTTAACGTCACTCAGGCTTGTATGAAGGTGTTAGTATTGTTAGCTAGAGATCTTGGGTATGATGATGAATCACTTGTCATTATGGAGTCCATGATAGCCGACGTAACAACTCCTGTAGTCAATTATTATGGCTCTTTAATTACTTTAATGGGTGGTAATCCAAGTGGTCAAAATTTAACTGTGTATTTGAATTCCATTGTCAATTCTGTATTATCTAGATGTGCGTTTTTCGAATTGAGACCTTCTTCGTCTTATTGTTATTACCGCAAGTATGTTAGTCAAATTACATACGGTGATGACGATATAGGATCTGTTTCGTCGGACTGTGAGTGGTTTAATTCTATTGATAAAGCCAACATCTTGGCTACTTATGGTTTGACATATACCCCACCTTCTAAAACAGGAGATCATTTACGGTATATGAATTTGAATGAAGTGGATTTTTTAAAACGGAAAAATACTTTTATTCCTGATTTAGATCTGAATATAGGAGCTTTAGATGAGGATTCTATATTAAAATCCTTGTCCTATGGAATCAAGTCTCCTCATGTCACCGATGAGGAACTTATAGGACAAGTCATAGATGGTGCTCTACACGAGTATTTTGCTCATGGTACAGAGAAATATGAAGATTTTAGATTTAAAATATCTAATTTTCTTCACAAGCATAATCTAGGTAGATATAGTTTGACTTATCATTTAGATTTTGGCGCACGTATTGAAAGATGGCGTGCGACATATGATGCGAAGGTATAATTAATTGGTTACCGATTACAACTAGGACGAGTTGTAATTAGGCTTTATTTATACAGTCCTTTAAATCTTTTTCGGGAAGGAAATTGAGTTGGTTTCTTCCTTTAAAATTGACTCACTAACAAACAAGGAGGTAGTTCAACCTCGCAGTCAAATAATGAACAACCCTGGAGTATAGCCGGGTTTACTCCCCCGGAAGGACTGGATAGTCCGCTTTATTCCGATTCTTCACAGTCGGAACTTAGGCAACTCCCATTTGGACAATCTTTTCCAAATGGATGTTGCCGAGCAACACATTGTTCTCCTAAGTATTATGGCCTCATATCGTCAGGACCTACGACAACATATTGGCCATCGTCAATATGCCATATATGCACTGTCGGTGGGCCTTTGCCTTCTTTTGTTCCTCAATCTGGCATTTTTCCTCAGTTTGAAGTTTATGAAAACGTAATAGTTATTCCTGAATTTTTATATCCTGATGGCTCTTTGGTTATAGATGCTATTCTTGAAATTCAACAAAAGAAAGCGGAATATTACCGTTATTTCGAGATAGGGGATTTTACTTTGCCACCTCCTGATACTAATTTTTATGCCACTGCAGCTAACACAGCAAAGAGGTTTATTAAACGTTACAATGAGGCTAATCCTGATGGTCCACCTCAAGTAAGTAAAAGGGAAATTCTCATTCCACAATCTGGAGTGTTAACTTCCGAATCTTTATCTAAGGATGTTGGTCAGGTTTTGACGACCTTTGTCAATGATACCACTTATCAAGAAGTTTCTTTTGACATTGATCACGAACGTACTTTGTATTCTAGGGATAGTGATGTGGAGCAACTTAAACATTTTCTTTCTCGACCTACAAATATTGTGTCATATGTTATAACTCCTAATACACAATCACCAACATTGAATCCTCTGACGACTCCTGTTGTTATTTCTCCTGGATTATTCTTTACAAACAAACGTGTTATGAACAGGATGAACAATTTTAGGAATTTTAAGTGTGATGTTTGTTTCAAGTTTATGATAAATGGGTCACCGTTTCACTATGGTCGGTTTTTTGCAGGAGTTTTACCTAATTCAGGTGATGATAACATTTCCAATCCTACTGGTATAGCCACTGCGGGAAATCAGTCCACTCGAATGCGAATATCTCAATTACCCGGAGTTTATTTGAATCCAACCACCAGTCAAGGCGGTTGTTTGAGAATGCCTTATTTGCATAAATTCGAAGCCTTTAATACATCCACTAGCGAACAAAATGATCTTGGGGTCATAATTTTAGCTGAATTTGCACCGCTACAACAGATAGGCCCCGCTGTGGATACCATTACTATTTCAGTTATGGCATGGGCGGAGAATATTGTTTTCGGTGCCCCAACAACTAATAATTTACCTGGTCTCGTTCCTCAATCCTCAGATGAATATTCTGAACCTGGGCCTATTGAACATGCAGCTAATGTACTTTCGAAGGCTTCGGGGCAGTTGATTAAGATTCCCAGTATTGCACCATATGCTCGTGTTTCTCAGTATATGTTTTCTTCATTATCCAGTATGGCGCATATATTTGGCTTTTCTAGACCATCTGTTGTGTCTGATCTAAATTTAGTTAGGGAAAGAAAGTATCCAAATTTTGCTTCAACTAACCAAAAAGATCCCATTTACAAGTTAACAATGGATGATAAACAAGAAGTAACTGTGGATCCGAGAGTTGTAGGTTTCTCCGGTAAGGATTCCATGGTTATTAGTGATATAATACAAAGGGAGGCTTGTGTTTCTGGTCAGAGTTGGCAAACATCAATGTTGCCAGGCAAAGCTTTATTCTTCATGAATGTATCTCCAAATTTTTGGGTTACCGGAATAGGTGCTACGGCACAACAAATTTCCATGTGTCCTATGACGTATATGGCACAAGCCTTTAGATATTGGAGAGGTTCTATTAGATTTAGATTTGTTGCAGTTGCTTCGTCTTTCCATAGAGGGAGATTGCGTATAATTTATGATCCAGCCGGGTTTGGTAATACTTCTGCTACGACTGTCTATGAGTCCAACACTAACTATAATTACATTTGGGATTTATCTGAATCCCATGAGGCAGTTATAGACGTTTGCCATATGAGCAACTTGTCTCACAATAGAACCGTGAGACCTGGTGCGAGTGGTGTTACAGGAGGTGTTGGAACTACTTTTGGTCCTACAGGAGTTAACCATAGTCCACAGTTCGACAACGGTACCTTAGCTGTTGTTGTACAAAACGATT